AGTCGGTTTTGATGGTTTTGCAGCAACCGTTTTGAATAATTCTTCTGGATATGCTATAACAAAAGTAGATGATAACACCTATACGTTTACTGCAAGTAGCGGTACTGCAACCACTGGTGGATTGAGAGGTGGTGGTGGTAGAGTTACTGCGGGACCTGTAACATTGGGGACATAAATGAGTTTTACACTTGCGACATTGAAAACGGCTATACAAGATTACACAGACAACAGTGAAACTGTATTTGTGTCACAATTAAATAATTTTATAAAAGCAGCTGAAGAAAAAATATTAAAAAGTGTAGATTTAGATTATTTTAGAAAAAATGTAACAAGTGCTTTAACATCTTCAGATCAGTTTTTAACAGTTCCTAATGATTATTTAGCATCTTTTTCTTTGCAGATAACTACATCTGGATCTGAAAGTTTTTTGTTACAGAAAGATGTAAATTTTTTAAGAGAATATACACCAGCTTCATCAACAACTGGACTTCCTAAATATTATGCTAGATTTGATGAAAATAATTTTATATTAGCACCAACACCCGATAGCAATTATACAATAGAACTACACTATTTTTATAGACCTGCTAGTTTGACAGTTGGTGCAGATAGTGGCACAACTTGGATTAGTACAAACGCACCTTTTGCTTTACTTTACGGATCTCTTGTAGAGGCTTATACTTTTATGAAAGGTGAGCCAGATGTAATACAAAACTACAATGGTTTATATACACAGTATTTAGAAAGAATAAAAGATCTTGGAGAAGCAAGAGAAAATACAGATGGTTATAGAGTTGGTCTGCCATCGAGACCAAGAACATAGGAGTAGAATATGGCAACAGCAAACGCAGCAACCAATTATCTAGAGAGAAGATTATTACATTTTATATTTAAAAATAACTCTCTTAGTTTTTCATCACCTGGTGATAGTATTTATGTAGGACTTGCAACGGCAGTAAGTGCAGCAGAAACAGGTTCTGTGACAGAAGCAACTTTTACAAATTATGCAAGACAACAAGTAGCTGCCTCTGGTTGGACAACAATAGGTGCAGATTCAACAGACACACAGACAGCCATAAATGCAAATAATATTGAGTTCCCAGCTTCTGGTGGAACTAACAACACAATAACACATGTGTTTATTGCAGACGCATCTAGCAGTGGTAATATACTATTTGTTGGTGCATTAGATGCAAGTAAGGCAATAGCAAGTGGTGATATATTTAGAATTAATGCAGGTAACTTAACAATAGAGCTAAAATAATGGCATTAGTATTAAACGATAGAGTAAAAGAAACTACAACAACAACTGGTACTGGAACACTTACTTTAGCTGGTGCAGTTACTGGGTTTGAGACTTTTGGTGCTGGTATCGGTAATAGCAACACAACATATTATGCTATTGTTTTGCCCGGTACATCAGAATTTGAAGTTGGTTTAGGCACATTAAGTAGTGATTCTAGCACTTTAGCTAGAACACCTATAAGTAGTTCTAATAGCGATAATGCAGTTAACTTTAGTTCTGGTACAAAGACAATATTCTGTACAATACCTGCATCAAAATCAGTATTTTTAGACGCTAGTGGTAATGCAACATTAGGTGCAGATCTATCTGTTGGTGATGATCTCACAGTCAATGGTGGTGTTATAGAGCTTAGAAGCAATAGTGGTTCTGTTGGTCAAATTAAATTATATTGTGAAGTAAGCAATAATCACGCACAAACTATATCACCACAGCCACATAGTTTGGCAGCGACAAACACTTTAACGCTGCCCGGTGGCAGTACCATAGGTAATGCAGATGCAACTCTTGTTTCTGATACTGGAACACAAACATTAACAAATAAAACTATTGATGCTTCTCAGCTATCTGGAACTGTAGCAAATGCAAGATTGGATGCAGAGTTACAAGCATTAGCTGGTTTAACATCAGCAGCAGATAAAGGCATACAATTTACTGGATCTGGAACTGCATCAACATATGATTTAACATCGGCAGGTAAAGCGTTGCTTGATGACGCAGATGCCGCTGCTCAAAGAACAACATTAGGATTAGGCACAGCCGCAGTTGCAGCTACTGGTATATCAAACACAAATGTACCAGTATTTACATCAGGTGTAGCTGACAATGATTTTTTGCGTGTAGATGGCACATCAATAGAAGGCAGAAGTGCATCTGAAGTGTTAAGTGATATTGGTGGTCAAGCCTCATTAACTTTTGGTATATCAAATACTAATGCAGTTAAGATAGACAGTGCAAGTGTAGCAGATGATGAGTTTGCAAGATTTACTGCAAATGGTTTAGAGAGCAGAAGTGCATCAGAGGTACTATCTGATATAGGTGCAACGACTGCAACGGCAGCAGCAGACGAGGCTACAGCTTTAGCAATAGCGTTAGGATAATAATATGGCAAATACTTTTAAATTATCAAGTAAAGCAGGAGTAACAAGTGCAGATGTAATCTACACAGTGGCTAGTGGTACAACAATAATACTGGGTTTGATATTAGGAAATACAACAACAAGTCAAGTCACTGCTACAGTAACATTAACATCTGATACTGGTAATAGAACAAATGCTAACGATGAAAGTAATGATACAGTTGAATTGATTACTAATGCACCTATACCAGCAGGATCATCATTAGAACTTTTGGCGGGTAACAAAGTTGTTTTGGAAGCATCTGATAGCATATCAGTAACTGCAACGGGTGCAACAGACGTTGCCTTATCTTATATGGAGATTACATAATGCCTTTTGTTGGTAAGTCACCAGTTACAACTTTTGAAGCTACAACTGCCGTAGATAGATTCAATGGCGATGGATCGGATACCACATTTACATTAAGCAGATCCGTAAGTTCAGTACAAGATGTGCTTGTATCTGTAGATGGTGTTGTACAAGACACATCAGCATATACTATACCAGATGGTACAACATTGACATTTACGGCTGCACCTAGTTCTGGAACTGCAAATATCTTTGTAAACTTTTTAGCACCACAAACTGGTACAGTTACACCTGCAGCCGAGAACAAAGGTAACTTTAAGGCAGGTGGTTTGTTTAGAACTAATGCACAAAACTTAACTGCCAATACTACAATACTTGCTACAGAAAATGCACAGGTAACAGGAACAATTACTGTAGATAGTGGCGTTACATTAACTGTCAATAGTGGTGGAAGGTTGGTGGTATCGTGAGTGAGATTAGAGTAGATGCAATAAAAACCCGTGCAGGTGCAGTGCCAAAGGCAAGTGATGTTGGATTGAATGTTACAGGTAGTGTGCTGCAGGTTTTAAGCACTACAAAAACGGATACTTTTTCTTCTTCATCAACAAGTTATACGGATGTTACTGGATTAAGTTTAGCTATAACACCTTCTTCTACAAGTAGCAAAATATTAGTTATTTGTCACTTAGGTGCTGTATCAAATAATAATCATTACTCAGGATTTAGACTTGTAAGGGATAGTACAAGTATAGGCATAGGCACTGGTGGTGGAACTTATAATGATTCATTTTCATTTTATAGTGGAACTAGCACTGCTGAGTTTTATCCAATGTCTATGCAGTTTTTAGATTCACCAAGTACCACAAGTGAAACTACTTATAAATTACAATTTAAAACAAGTGGAGCAGTCAATTCTCATGTTAACAAAAGGTATGATGATTCCACTTTTGGCACTGCTTCAACATTTACTGTTATGGAGATTGCAGGGTGACTGATATAATTAAATCAATATTAGCAATAAACCCTAATGCAGAAGTAAGTGTTAATGCAGAGGATATAAAACAAATTACTTGGCACAATGGCACTACACCCATAGCTGAAGCAGATATACTTGCTAAACAAGCAGAACTACAAACAGACTATGATAACAAAGAATATCAAAGAAAAAGAGCATCTGAATATCCATCTATAGGTGAACAACTAGACATGATATATCATGCAGGTCAAGGTGGAGATGCTTTTCAAGCAGCGATTAAAGCTATTAAAGATAAGTATCCGAAAGGTTAGACATGAGTGAAGTAATACTAGACACAATCACAGGCAAGTCTACTGCAACAACCATAACCATTGGCTCAACACCTGTAGTTAGTGCAAGTGCAAACTCTATGACTATTAGAGGTGAGGGTAGCAATCAGACAAGTATACAGCAAGGGTTGGCGAAGATGTGGCTTCATTATAATCACGATACTCCTGCCGTTCAGGACAGTTTCAACGTGACATCGGTCACAGATGTAAGTACAGGAAATTTTGACCCTCAGTATACTAATTCTATGAATAGTTCTAACTACGCAGTTTTTAGGATGGGTCAAGCAGAAGCAACAAATGCTGACTGTACACAATATTGTTACAACAAAGCCACTGGGAGTGTGCGTTGTGTTAACGTAGAAAATAATGCTGGAAGAGATTTAGCAAACACGGATGCTGGTGTATTTGGAGACTTAGCATAATGGCAAACGGAACAATAGCATTTGATACATTACAGACAAGTGGACAGATAACAGGCACAGCTAAGTCTGTGGATACAGATTATGTTGTGAATGGTAGTGCGAAGGCTTGGTGTCATTGGAATCAGGATAGCACACAAACAATAAGAGACAGTCTTGGAATTTCATCACTTGATGATGATGGTGTGGGAGATTCTTTTTTAAATTACACAAACTCTATGTCAGATGCAAATTACGTTAATATTGTAAATGGTTCACACTTTATAGGAACAGCAGGTGGTTCTGTTGCATACAATTCAGATGACCAATCAACATCAAAGACTAGTGAAATTAGAGCTTTAAGAACCGACACTTCAGCAGTGTACGATTCACAAACTATGCAATCTGTAGTTATGGGAGATGTAACATGACAATAGAAACACCAGAATTTCAAGGCACACATCTTTGGGATAGATTGTGTTGGGCAAAAGAAAAGCTAGAGCCTTACAGAACAGAATAT